GGTGAGGGAATAAAAGTTGGTACTGTTGAATTAGAAGATGAACAATTAGGAAGAACATATACAGATGATGGGTATTCAAATCTTATTGATTCTGGTAGTAATATTAAGGGAAACATATTTTATGATAGAGGGTTGATTGTAGTAGCTAAAGATATAGTTAGTGGTTCTGTTTTATCTCAATTCACTTTAAACTTTCGTTCAACTAAAACAATATATGAAAATGAAATATTCCTATCCGTATTGGAAAACGAATTTAATACTTCTCAAAACCCATCAGCAGTAACCGAAACCGATGGTGTAATAAATACGCATATTGTACAAAGACCAGGATCAATTAGAAATGGAGATTTAGTAACCGCATCTTTTTATAATGCTGGTACAAAAATAATTAATGATGAATTTGCTTATTATGAAGATAATGTAAGTTTAGACCCAACTGGTTCATTTTTAGCACCATATATTACAACAATTGGATTATATGATAATGAATTAAATATGGTTGCAGTAGCTAAATTACCACAACCAATTAAATCAACTCCTGATTATCCAGTGAATTTTATTGTTAGATTTGATTCATAAACAATTTTATTTATATTTATATTCAAATAACACAAAATGGCAAGTATATTAGACATATATAAGAAAACTCCACCAAAGACAGGTATAGTTGATGTTAAGGGTGGTGATAAAACCCCTCTAAATGCAGATGGTGGTAAAGATTTATCAACAAACGAAACGGCTATTCTTAAAGCTAGAGGTGGTAAATTAAACGAAAAGAAGTATTCTGATTCGGTTAAAAGATAATCAATGAGTTGGAAATTTAATGGAAATATTGTTACAGAAGAAACCACACCTGAAGGTGCGGTTGGATTTGTCTATAAAATGATTGATACCAGAACTGATAGGTTCTATATAGGAAAGAAATCCTTATCTCAAACCAGAAGATTGAAACCCCTTAAGGGAAAGACTCGTAAAAGGGTTGTAAAAAAAGCATCTGATTGGGAAAAATACTATTCATCAAATTTATGGATTAAATCGGAAGTAAAAGCTGGAAACGCTGAATACTTTGAAAGAGAAATCATTCAATTTTGTTTCTCAAAGAAATCCTTATCATATTACGAAATTAAATGGCAGTTTCATTACGATGTACTAGCCAACGAACAAGCAATAAACGAAAACCTTATGGGAAAATTCTTCCGTAGGGATATAATAAACCAATAGTTATGACAATACCTGAAATCTCAAAGAAGTACGGAATCTCCGAAGCTTACTTAAACGCAAAAGATGATGCACTTCAAATAGCGGCTGCATCTTTAATAGACCTTAAAGGAATGTTGGAAGCAAATCAACCAAAAGCTCCAATTATAGCAAAAATTCAATTTTTAGCTGATTTTCTTTACGATGTCAAGAATTCCAACCATTAATTTGGTAAATTCCCAAAAAAGTTGTATATTTGTGTAGAATATACTAATATGGTATCTGGGAAGAATAAACTAACAGTCATTAACATTTTAGACACCGCATTAGGTGTAGGTTCATCCTTAAAGGGAAATGAGCAGGCACATCATTGTCCATTTTGTAACCACCATAAGAGAAAACTTCAGGTAAACTTAGATACTCAAAGATGGCATTGCTGGGTATGTGATTCTAAGGGTAGGAGTATTCAATCCCTCCTTCGCAAACTCAATGTAGATATAAGAGACCTCAATAGATTGAAAGATATCTATGGTGAGGATGATTATACATTAGTTGCGAAAGATGAGTATGTAGCTAAGTTACAATTACCATCAGAATTCAAACAATTACACTTCAAACCAAATGGATTCCAACCTGAATATAATCAAGCTATTAACTATCTTAAAGAAAGAGGAATTACCCAAGCTGATATCGTTAAATACAACATCGGATATTGTTCTGATGGATTATACTTTGGCAGAATCATTGTACCTTCGTATGATGAGAATGGTGACTTAAATTACTTCGTAGCTCGTTCATATTACAAAGAGGAACGAATGAAGTATAAGAATCCACCGGTTAATAGAGATGTAATTGTGTTTGAAAATCAAATCAATTGGAATGAACCTATTACCTTAGTGGAAGGTGTATTTGATTCATTTTCAGTTAAGAGAAATTGTATTCCTTTGCTTGGTAAATTTTTATTAAGTAAATTAAAGAATAAGATTATAGAGAAAGGAGTTAAGGATATAACAATACTATTAGATTCAGATGCTATTTCAGATTCTACAAAGCATACTGATTATTTTATAAAGAATGGTATTAACGTAAAGAATATTATACCAACCGAAAAGGATGCTGGGGATATGGGATTCAAAGCAGTTAGAGAATTATTAAAAGGAGCAACACAAACTGGATGGGATGACTTAGTTCTATCCAAACTAAATAATATATGAGGTTAAAGAGAATTTATCACATTGCGGATATACACATTCGTAATATAAAAAGACACAAAGAGTTTAGAGAAGTATTTTACTCAATGTTTGAGGAAATACAAAAAAGAGGAACGGAAGATTCTATTATCTACTTAGCTGGAGATATTGCTCACGCTAAATTAGAAATGAGTCCTGAATTAGTAAGTGAGATTAGTTGGTTGTTTACCGAATGTAACAAACTATGTCCTACTATTGTAATCGCTGGTAATCACGATTGTAATATGAACAATTCGGACAGATTAGATGTACTTACTCCAATCGTTGATGCATTAAAGTTACCAAACCTAACGTATTTAAAGGATACGCAAGTTTATGGAATTGGAGATGTTGATTTTGCAGTATTTAGTATATTTGATAACAAAGATAATTGGCCAAAAGCTGATACTCTATTTGGTAATAAGAAGATTGCACTATTTCACGGACCTGTTGATAACTCTACAACAGATGTAGGGTATGTAGTTAGTAGTAGACACTTTACAACTGAAATATTTGATGGATACCATTTAGCCTTATTGGGAGATATACATAAAAGACAAGAGATGATATCACCAAGCGGATGTAAGGTGGTATATGCTGGTTCTTTGGTACAACAAAACTTCGGTGAAACATTAGATAAGCACGGATTCTTAGTTTGGGATTTAGATACAATGACCTATGAGGAAGTTGATATCCAAAACGATTACGGATACTATACTTTAGATGTTGATGGGGGCATTGTGCCGGATGTAACTGATATGCCGTTATACCCTCGTTTAAGAGTAAGGATATCTAATACGGATACCGCAGATACAAAGAGAATGATGGCTGACATTACCGCAAAATATGGTGTGGAAGATTTTACAATCATTAGAACGGATACATTCAATAAGAAGAAAACCAACGATAGAGAAGCAAGGTTGGAAGTAGATAGTGTTAGTGATATAAACCATCAAAACTCTTTAATAGGGGAGTATGTAGAACGTATGATGCCGTTCGTAACGAAAGAGGACTTAGCTGGAATAGAGAAAATAAATCGTGACATTAATAGTAGAATACAACCATCAGAACTACAAAGAAACATAAGCTGGAAACCAATTAAGTTTGATTTCAGTAATATGTTCTCATACGGAGAGAGAAACGTAATCAACTTCGATAAGGTAACTGGATTGATGGGATTATTCGCACCAAATGCGCAAGGTAAATCATCTCTATTTGATGCAATCTCATTTTGCTTGTTTGATAAGTGTAGTAGAGCTTACAAAGCATCTGCTATTATGAACAATAGGAAATCGGACTTCCATTGCCAATTAGAATTCTCCGTTGATGGAGTTATCTATGGTATTCGTAGAGAAGGTAGAATTATCAATAAGGGAAAGAACGTAAAAGTGGATGTGGAGTTTTGGAGAGAAGGAGATAGTGGTAGAGAATCGCTTAATGGAACGGAGAGAAGGGATACAAACCAAGTCATTGAAACCTATGTAGGAAGATATGAGGATTTTATTATGACTGCCTTATCACTACAAAGTAATAACGCACTATTCATTGATAAATCACAATCGGAGAGAAAGGATTTGATGGCTCAGTTTATGGGCTTGGATATATTTGATAAGCTGTATGATACTGCTACCAACGATATCAAAGATGTGAATGCACTTATCAGAAATTTCAGAAGAACTGATTTTACTTCTGAACTGGCCCAAAAAGAAAACGACTTGAATTCAAAGAGAGAGGAGTATGATAGTTTAGATGCGGAGAAGTTAGAATTGGAAAATCGTAAGGGTGAGATGGAAGAACAAATCGTAACACTATCTCAACAAATCGTTCCAATTCAAGGTAATTTAAATATTGATACATTAAACTCAAAATTTAAAACAATTGAGGATGATTTAAAAACTTGGAGTGATACTAAATTTGATAAAACCATAAAGCATACGGAGGCTAAAGAGTTGGTAAGAGAAGCTAAGGAAATGATTGATTCCAAAGTTACTATAAACGGAACTGATATCGGTGAAGCGCAAGTTCAATTGAATTTAGTTAAAGGACAAATTAAAGATACTTTACATCAGATTGAATTATTAGAACAAACAATTGAAACGAACAAAGAGAAATTATCACACTTAGCAGAGCATGAGTATGACCCTAATTGTAATTTTTGTATGAACAATATATTTGTAAAAGATGCAAAGGAAACTGAAAAGAAATTAGGAGAGCAAGGTAATCAATTAGAAATACTAAACATATTACATGGTGCTCTTATAACTCAATTAGGTGAATTGGCTGGAGTTGAAGACCAATTCCGTCAATGGAAACAATGGACAAACGAACATAGTAGATTAATTACCATTAGAGAAAGATTAGAAGCTGATGGTAAAACTGCGGATTCAAAAATTGAATTATTACAACATCAGTTAGAAACCACAAAAGCGGATATCAAACGATATAATGATAATGTAGAAACAATTACAAAGAATCAGGCATTAGATATTCATATTCAAAATGTTCGTAGATTAAAACAAGGTGTAGAATCGCAAATATCGGATGTGAACAAACTTATGTTACGATTAATGTCAGAGGTAGGTGCAACAAAAACTTACATTGATAATATGGTAGCTAAAATGGAGGAAGTAAAAGAATTGGAAAGTAAAAATCAATTATATACATTCTACTTAGATGCAGTTAAGAAAGATGGAGTACCTTATGAGTTAATATCCAAAGCACTTCCAGCAATTGAAAACGAAGTGAACAACATATTAGGACAAGTGGTGGACTTCTCAATATCAATGGATACCGATGGAAAGAACATTAACGCTAGAATCGTTTACGAGGACCAAGAGTGGGCTCTAGAAATGTGTAGTGGTATGGAGAAGTTTATATCAGGTCTAGCGATTAGAGTGGCTCTAATTAACATATGCAACCTACCCAGACCTAACTTCCTAGTAATAGATGAGGGGTTTGGTACATTGGATGCGGATAACCTATCATCCCTCTTTATGATGATGCAATATCTTAAAACTCAATTTGATTTCATTTGGGTTATTTCTCACTTAGAACAAATGAGAGATATTGTGGATGGACTTATTGAAATTAAAAAAGTAGATGGTTTCTCTAAGATTAATTTCTAGTAACTGGTAATACATTTTTAGGTGTGGTCTTATTCAAAGACTGCACCTTTTCTTTTATAAGGGTTTCTACTAACCCATTTATCTTATATCCTTTCTCTTTACAAAATTCTTTTAGTGTCTGATGAACTCCGGCATCTATTTGTATCATCGCGTATTTTTTCATAATTCTTTAGATTTATTTAGTTTTCTTTAGTTTTTATTATTTATAAATATTAAACATAATATTTATTACTAATTAATAGGAACATACATGGCAAGAATCAAAAAATATGCGGATAATTTAACGCAAAATTTAACTTATTTTCAAACATTTGTAACAGATACAAATCCAAATTCAGATTATTTTAGAATAACGGAATTTAAGGAATCTTTTACTGGTGGTAAAAATGGATTTCTAATTGAAGGTTCTGAGTATTTAAAAGAGAGTACTGATATAAAAATAGAAATATTAGACGTTGAAGGTAATCCAATTTATTTTGAACCTGGTAATGGTGTTCCTGAATACTATGAGGGATTATCAAAAGTTGTTGCTGTTTACATATACGAAGATACTCCAATTGGTAATGCAAAAATTACTGTATTAGGTGAGTTAAAAACTTATTTAGATGGCGATGGGATAACTCAACCAATCCCAATTGAATGGGCCGGTATCTATAATGTTAAATGGGAAAGAGATTTTAAAGTTAATAGATTACTATCAAATGAAGATAAGGTAAGATTTTATGTAAGACCCGAAGTTAGTATTACCGAAATAGTTAAACCAATATTTTCAAATGTTGTTGCACCAAAAACACAAAGTGGAATTATAAACGGTATTTCACAAGTTCCGGCAGCTGGGACTATATTGAATAATTACACATCTCCAACTACATATATTTTAGAAACTGTTGGAAATTCATTTTGGACGGGCTCAATGGTTGGTACATACTTAGACACTAATTTATTAGTAACAGACCCGGCTGACCCAAACGGAAGCGCAGCACAACCAACGATTCCTTATAGACCATTAGTGACTCAATTGATTAATTCACGAGAAATATTAGTACAGCCACCATATACTGAATATGGCTTAGTAGCTAATACTGAAAATGCAACATATACCGGAATATTTAATTATACCGAGGGTGTAGATAATTTAAAAACGGCATTAACTGGTTCATTTGCAAAAATAACATTAGCGGATTTGACTACTTTTGTGGGAGATTGTGCTAGAGTTAAAATATTTAGGAAATCAACGGCAGACTTATCTGATTTTCAATTTGTTCAAGAAATACAATTAGAATCAAATGAAATTTTAGTTGATTTAGCATCTACTACAAAAAATCAAGAAAATTATGGATTATTTGATAATATCAATTTTAAAGAATATTGGGTAACATCCTCAAACGATTTGCATACATCATTTGAACAATCGTTTTTATTTGATTCTATAAAATTAAATAGTATTAATGGAGTTCAAAAATTCTTTACAACAAAATCATTAAATATAAATGAAGGTATTGAATATAGTTTAAATTTTAATGTTAGAAAAGAAGCAATTGGTAATCGCAGTAATTATATTGAAGCGTATTTAAGTGGTTCTAAGCAAACAATTATAAACGGTTCTCCAGCTACACTTCAAGTAAAACAAAGTATTGTAAGATTAGATACTGAAAACGCTTTACTTGAAAAACAAATTATTACTGAAAATATAAAAGCTGAAGAAATAAATAATGCTAGATTGTATTTTGATATAAAAGGATTTGATTGGCATATTGCAGATGTTAGTTTGAAAGCATCACAAGAAACTGCATTTTCTCCCGATGAAATAACATTTATTCAATCAGTTCCAAGAAATTTACCAGTTGAAACATTTGTATATCGTTTTGAATTTTACGATATAAATAATAATTATATACCAGTATTAGTTGAAGAAACAAAAACATTTGATGGAGGAAATTTACAAAGAATACAAAAAGGATTAGTATTTTCACCTAGATCGCTAACATTTCAATTTGATTCCGGTTCTCAACCAGTACCACCAACGGTTGTTGGTTTTACCGTTACTAAAAATTTATTAACTGGCTCAGTAACATATACATCGCAATCTTTTGATTTTTTTGGTGATGAATTATTTGGTTCGGATTATACAGCATCATTTACGGGACAAAGATATCCGGGATTACTTAGTGATATTACATCCGATTCACCAATAATGACTGTTGGGAACTTTACGGGTTCTAGAGGAGACAAGTTGGTACAGATTGTAAAAATAACAGGAGAGGTAGAAGGATATACTGATACGGTTATATTCACTAAAGTATTAGATGGATTTGGTGGTGTGAACTATTTGATTAGACCTTTTAGAGGAACTCAAATTAGAAATAGTAGTACATCGTCTTTAGAAATCCAGGCTATACGAATAGATGGTGTAAACGATATACAACTGAGTAGTACAACTCAACCATATAAGGGATGGCCTGATAAGCAACTGCATATTATATCACGTTCAGCAGATGGTGCTGAAAAATTTGTAAATTTAGAATATGCATTATCAAGTAGTTATATATACGGATTAAATTCTGGTTCATTGGGTAGTAAGGAATTAAACTATAATGCCGTATTCAATAGAGATTCAATTGATTTTAGAAGAACAATATATTTGATTTCATCTCAATCCGCGGCAGCAGCTCCGGCATTTATAGCATCGGCATCCGTTGTTGCAAGTATTCAATTAGAAGATTTACAAGATGGATTGGATAGTGGTATTGTAAAATATAATGCAGATTCATTTACAATTAATCCAAGAACGGAATCAGAATTTAGACCAGCATTTGGATTTGCAACAGCATCTTTCGCAAAAAGAGGAACGGCTGCATCTGAAATAGAATCGGTAACAGCATCGTTTAAGGTATGGCCATCAATGTCAATTAATAAAGATTGGGTACCTGAATATTGGATGTATTATACTACACAAAGTTGTCATACGGCATCAATAACAATAACGGCAATTGATGAAAATAGAAATCCGATATATTCAAAAGATAAAGATGGTTTAGGATTATCTACGAAACAAAGTAAAAATCTAACATTAACATTTACATATACTGAACCTTGGACATCTGCATCTGTTAGTTTAGATAAAACATTCACAATTGTTCCTGAAGGTAAGCAAGGAGATGAAAGTATTGTATTTGAAGTAACCCCAATATCAGTAACTCTTGGTGCAAATTCAAGAGGCATTGTAAATGATTATAAACCATCTATAACTGATATTAAATTAAAACAAGGTTCTAAATATCTTGCTTTTAGTTCAAGCGCACATGTGTTGGATGATTTAAATACACATGGTACATTCTATATAGCATCTGCATCTATAATAGATACTAATATTACTGCAGGTAATATACATTTTACATCATCATTTGGAACACCAGGAAAACAATATACAGCATCTTTAATAATAAGTGCTTCATCAAATATGACAGATTTGAGCGGCAGTATTGAATATCCATTAATTATTCATCCATATTATACATCTTCAATTTATACTGCAAGTGTAATTGTTAATTATACAAAAATACTAGAAGGAGCACCTCCAATTCAAATATTAATATCACCAACATCGGTGGCATTAACGGCGGATGAAGTTGGATATATTTCACCTGCTGAATACTCTCCAGCAAATACAACGATACAAGTAAAAGACGGAGATGATTTTTTAAAATTAACAACAACTGAATCTTTTACAAATGCGGATGCTAGAAAAGGTACATATACAATAAATTCAATACAACCAAGTGTATCTAATGGAATTTTTACAATCCTAACAGGTTCTTTCTCACAATCAATGAGTTCATCTAAAACAGGATTAACAGGAAGAATGAATTATGATAGATTTGATTATCCGTATGTTTCTGCAAGTGCACTTTATACAATTCAAGTATATCCATACGCATTGGGAGCTGGGCATTTACCAACTTCATCAATCTACACAAGAACTCAAACATTTACAAAGAATGTAACACCACCTAAAGCTAGAAGTGTTGATTTTAAAGCATCCACATACACAATAAACTATGATAGAAATGGTAGGGTATCCGCTGCATCTGAAGGCGGAAGTGAACTATCGGCAACTGCTTTTAACACAACATCATCGTTGGGTAAAGTGCATTTTTATTTATTTAATGATGACGGTTCGCAAATTGAAATGAAATTGGGTACTGGAACACCTCCATCTGTTACCTTTGACACCCCAGTTTCCATCGTAGAGGTTGCACCAGATGAAATAAAAAAATTTACAGTTAGAATCACCGATGGTAATCCATATACCTCTCCAACATTAAATCCATATAGAGCAGAAGCTCAATTAACAATATCTGGTATGAAGGCTGGTGCTGATTCATATAAATTAGTAGCATCAAATGACAATACGTCTATAACTGCCGATTTATGGGGACCTCCTGTATTTTCTAATACCGGTATGAAAATTACTACATTTAATGGTACTCAACAATTAATAAATCAACATCCATTACCACAAGCAAGTTTATTTGATGCAAATTTAGACTTTGCAGGGAACCCGATTGGAATGTTAGGCTATTCATCGGCATCCATAATTTATAAAGATAATTGGATTACTTCACCAACTAGTACTACTGGGAATCCTGCAGAAACTGGAAATATAACAGCTTGGCAAGCTCCAGCTATAAATACATCTGGAAAAATTGTATATAGAGTAGATTTTGAAGGAGATTCATCTACAACAAACGCATTGATAAGACCGTTAGCTAGACAAACTCAATTCGTAACGCAATCAATATCTGTTCAATTTACACCACCAGCTCCGTATGATGTAAAGATGACTAATGAAAATTCATCAGCAGTTTATAAAGTAGCGGGTACGTTATCATTTGCTGGAACTGGTACACAAATTAGAGTTTATAGAGGAGATACTGAATTGGTGAATACATCAACATTGCCAGCAACCGATACCGATGCATATGGTACAACTGGATTATCAAAGGATAAATGTAGAATATCCGTACAATCATATTCATCTGGTATAATTACGTTAGGTGGTGGTCTAGGTGCAACTAGTCCTCTTCCTGGTACTTCGGGAGTAACGCCAGCAACAATGCCAATCCTTGCAGGTTGGGCTACACCGGCCTCAAATCCAACTGCGGAAATTGTATATAAAATTGAATGTGAAGGTAGGGCAACTTTTTTCAAAACACAATCCCTATCAATTCAATACGAAGGTAATGTGGGTCCTGGTCTTGTTATGAGAGGTGAATGGGATGCAACTAAAGATTATTATGGTTCGGTTGAAAATATAAATGATAGATTAGATGTTGTTACTTACCAAGCAACACAGGATGATACAAAGTATTACGCAGCAATTAGTGGTTCTGGTCCAAACACTTGGGTAAATCCAACTACATCAACTTTTTATAGAGGAGCATCACCACCTGCAGGTTTTACTTTTAATGTTGGGGCACAGGCACCAACACCAAGCACAACTCAAGTACCTCCTGTTGCATATTGGAGATATTTGGGAACGCAAGATTTCTTTGTGGCGGCTAAATTGGCAATATTTGAAAAATCATTTGTTAAGAATTCTATCAATGTTGGTACAAAGCCTGGTGCACTTGATGATTTTGCTAACATTGTAATAAATGGAGGAAGGACTGACCCGTATATTGCAATGGGACAAGTTGGTAGTACTGCTGGAACTGCGGGAACTGCGGGTTCATCTGCAGCTGCTACCGGAGTTATAGGATATGATAAACCTGGTATTTTCTTGGGTATTTATGAAAATGGAAGTTCTGGTACAAGTGGTAGATTCTCAATCAAAACCACTTCTACTTCTGGAAAAGGAATGTTTTGGGATGGTGATGTTTTAACTATTATAGGAGCAATTAGACAAATTCAACCGGGTGTTAGTGAGGGTTCGTTAAGGGGAGCTTGGACAGCTGGAGATACTTATTACACAAATGATATAGTTTCATACGGAGGACAAAGTTGGAGATGTACATCGGCGCAAGCAGAAAATTATCAAAACATTGCAACAAACGATACAAATGCATTAACTGGATATCCCGGTTCTGGTCCTTGGGCAATTGCGGCCTCAGCAGGAACATCTGGAACTTCAGGAGCTCTCGGTGCTACTGGTGGACCCGGTCCTGGTGTAGTTTATAGAGGGGAGTGGAAACAGTACGAATCCGATGGAACTACCGCTAAAACATATTATAGAGACCCAGCAGCACCTACACTTGCAACAAGACGTGATGTTGTTAAGGGTAGTAATGGTCAATATTATTTATGTAAGGTAACACATACAACCGCAGTAGGTAGTGGGGGTGTTTCAACTAAACCAATTACTGGTGTTGATTACGCAACATATTGGGAATCATTTGGTGCAACATTTAGTTCAATAGCAACCGATATTTTATTGGCGCAAGATGCAACTGTTACAAGAGCATTAGTTATGGGTAGTGATGATGATGGTATTGGTATAATACGTTCCGTCGATGCAACTGCATTTGATGCCGGAGCTGGATTTTTTATGGATAAAACTGGAAGGGCTAGATTTGGAGACCCTACTGAAAATCAAATAAAATTTGATGGTACTAATTTTGAAATCACAGGTTCAATAAACGCAACGGACGGACAAATTGGGGATTGGGTTATTGATGCCACTACAAGAGCATTAAGAGATACTGATTCTCAAATAATACTTGACCCAAATATTCCTGAAATACAATTTTATACTGGTAGTGGTGCTGGTAGAGTAAAAAAAGTAAGTATTTCTCCTGTAAAAGCATTATCATCTCCAAGTGCCACACCTATAATATTATATCTTACCGGTTCATATGCATTACCAACTCCATCTATAACAACCACAGGGGGCACTGCTACTCAACAAATAAAATATTCGGGATATACAACTTCCGGTAGTGTATCGGACGGTGTAAGTAATTTAGGTAGATATAACGTTACAGAACTTGGATTTGTACAAGTAACTGCGAATATACCTACTTTCGAAGTAGAAACACCACCGAATTCAATATCACATACCACCACCTTTCCATCGTACTTCCCTCAATACTCAGGCCAACAACACGGAGGATACTCTAGTCCACAAACAGCGATTGCGTATTTGTATTTAGAAGCTGTTAAAGTTAGTGATGATAGCGTAGTGGGGCAGTCGTATATTGGTAATTCCAGTTCAACCGGAGAGTATAATGCTGGTGATTATTATGTAGAAGATTATTACTCCGTTACGGGTGATACTTTAATTATAAATGAATTTGGTGAAAGTATTTACGCAAAAGATGTTATCGTAGGACAAATTATTACGGCGTGGGATTGGCATAGTTCATTTGGAAAATACAAAATAGAAAATATCAAAACCAAAACTGTTAATAAAATATTCAAAGTATCAGCTGGCGGTAAGGAAGTGAAAGTTTCCGAAACACATGGATTTTGGCTAGAAGGTAATGCGGAAATAAAAGTAAGTGATTTAATACCGGGTGAAAGTAAAATAAATATAAAAGATGGCAATACTATAAAATTAGTAATTGTAGATAATGTTGAAATTATTGAAAGTGTTCAAACTGTATATACGTTTGTTGTACCTGTTGCAAATAACTACATTTCAAATGATATAATATCACATAATCCTAGTTATTGGACATTAACAGGTACAAATACAATAGCAGCAGTTTCGAATGCATTTACCGGTGGAGAAATTACAACCAATATATTCTTAAGTGCTACAGGATTGATAAGATTTAGATATGCATTTTATTTTTATGCAGAACCGGGCATCGCGGCAAGTTTAGGAGCGACTGTCGATAGTTATAGCACTTCATATTCAAATTGGACGTTTGATACGTTTAGTACAATGACAACACTCGGTGATACAATGTCAGTACTAGCTCCGGCGAACTTTGTTGAAATTAATGCGGGTGGTTTGCAAGTAATATCGGATTCGGATAAATATGTTAGGATACCAAGAAGAATTTCAGGAGCGGCTGTTGGGGATTTACTTAAGGTATTCGGTGGAAATATCAGAACGGATAATATACTACCAAATGATACTGGTCGAACGATTGGTTCATCTTTAGAAAAGTATGATTATATGTATTCTGCACATTACGATGGAACTCCAACCCTTGCAGCCACGAATGGATATACTACACTAACAAATGGAATTATATTACAATGGGGATACCAAGCCTACACTACAACAGCAACACCTGTGGTATTTCCAATAACGTTCCCTAATGCTGTTTATTCAGTACATGTAACAACAAACAGAATTACTTCCGGAGCAAATGGATATAATCATGCTGGTAGTCTAACAACAGCAGGATTTAGCGCAGTATTTGATGCAGTAGGTGGATGGTGGTCGGCAATTGGAGTTTAAAAAATAAAAATATATGATTTACTACGCAACATTTAACGAAACCGGAGATTATACCGGATTCTATACCAAAGAAATACATGGTGATAACATACCAACACCAAATGTAGAATTGACAGAAGAGCAATGGAAAGAAGCTACTACTGGTAGATATAAATTAATAGATGGAGTGCACACACATACTCCACTTATACAAGAAGAAATAGATGCTAACGAATTGGCAATAGTTAAAAGTAATAGAAACAATTTACTTAACCAATCGGATTGGACACAATTGCCAAATAATCCACTAACATCTGAAAAGCAGGAAGAATGGGCGGTTTATAGACAACAATTAAGGGATATACCGAAAACAATTCCATATGTATTTCCAACTCCTCCACTTTAGTATATTAGTATTCTAGTATAAAAAAATTAAAAATATATACTTATATATAAATACTAACTCATGGCACAAAAGACCGAACAATTACCAAAGGAAACATTAGATACTCTAATATCATACCAAACTCAAGCAAACGAATTGATATTAAATTTAGGACAAATTCATTTAAGAATTAGAGAATTACAATTGGAAATTAAAAAATTGGAATCTGTTAAGGAAAATATAGAAACCGAATCTGACAAAATTGGATTGGAATTTAATCAAGTTATCAAAGATTTGGAAAACTTATATCCAAAGGGAGAAATTGATTTAAAAGAAGGTATTGTTTTATTTGAATCTGCAGAATAAATAAATTTGGTGCTTTCAATATAATTTCGTATCTTTGTTACAATTAATAAAAATATGTTAAAAAAGAAGTTACTCTATGTTGCTCCCCATTTATCTACCGGAGGACAACCACAATACCTATATAAGCAGGTAAAAGAATTCATAAAAGATTTTGAGATTGAAGTTGTTGAAATAAACAATAGCGGTGGTGATGCGTTTGTTGTTCAAAAAAATAGAATCAAATCGTTAGTACCTATACATACATTGGGGGATGATAAATCTACGATACTAGAAATAATTCAGAAATTTAATCCTGATATTATACATTTTCAAGAAATACCAGAATTTGATTTAGCTCCATTTGTATTAGATAAAATATTTGAAAAAAATAGGTCATATTTTATTGTAGCATCTACACATGGTTCATTAACTAACCCATCTGAAATATCTTACCATCCTGATAAATACATTTTAGTATCAGAATGGAGTAGACAGAGATTTATTGAAACTGGAGTAGAAACCGACATATGGCAATATCCTATTGAAGATTATGTATTTGATAAAGAGGCTGCACAAAAGGAATTAGGATTAGACCCAACCTGGAAGCATGTACTTAATGTTGGGTTATTTGCACCAGGTAAAAATCAAGGAGAAATATTTGCAATAGCAACTCAACTACAAAAATATAAAATTAAATTTCACTTCGTAGGAAATCAGGCCGGAAATTTTGAACATTATTGGGGCCCATTGATGGAGCATGTTCCTGAGAATTGTGTAATATGGGGAGAACGAACTGATGTGGATACATTTTATTCTGCAGTAGATATGTTTTATTTTGCATCTAAACTAGAATTAAATCCACTTTCAATAAAAGAAGCACTTTCATATAAACTTCCTTGTATATTTAGAAAGTTACATACATATTTAGATACATATGATAATAATTCATTAGTAACTTATATTGATGAAGATTTAAAATTAACTAAAAGAATTGTATTAGAAACACTACAACCAGAATTTAATGAAATACCTGGTTGGTTTTCATACGAAGATATATACAATGATGTGGTTACTTTATTAAATAACAAAGATACATTTGTTGAAGTAGGAACTTGGTTTGGTAAGTCTACAAATTATATGGCAACTAAGATTAAAGAATCTGGCAAAAATATAAAATTTACAACCATAGATACGTTTAAAGGAACTGATAATGAAGCATTACATAAAAATATAGTAGATAGTTTTAATGGAGATATATTTTATGAATTTATAGATAACACAGTCCTATCAAATAATTACGGCTCATTCGATATTATAAAAGACACATCTCATAATGCATCTAATAATTTTTCAAACAATAGTATAAATTATATAATGTTAGATGCTGGGCATAGTTACGAAGATGTAAAAAATGATATTAATGTTTGGTACAAAAAAGTAAAACCAGGTGGTGTTATTAGTGGTGATGATTATGGAGGAACTTTCTTTCCTGGAGTTACCCAAGCAGCTGATGAATTTTTTTATAAACAATTTAATAGAGGATTTAGAACTTGGTATCGTAAGAAACCTCGTATTCAAATAAAGCATATGTTGACTAGACCGAATGATATGAGAGAAAGAGTATCTATTCAATCTATCAAACAATTAGAAAAGTATGGTATGTATTACGAACCAATTGTAAATGAACCATACGAAGGATTTGCACCGGCTGAAAATTGTAGAAGACCTGAGCATATAAGTAAAGATAATAAGCCGGGTGAGTTATACCCCGGTGCTGGTTTGGGCTGGATGACTGGTAGACACTATGGTTGCTACTTAGCACATAGAATGGCATTGGAAACTATGGATACTGAAAACTTTGATTACACTTTAGTATTTGAAGCAGATGCATTTATCTATACTGGTTTAGAAGAATTCGTTGAAATCGTACATAAAGCATGTTTCTTATCAGAAAGAGATAATGTTCCGTTTATATCATTTGCAGACAACCCATCAAGAAGTAAAGAAAAAATAGATGAGTTGTTTTCAAAGACAGCGGCAAATCAAGACCTTGCACATTGTTATCTAATTCCAAATAGAGAAAAGCAATGGTGGGCAGATAGATTAAAAGATTGTGGATGGGATGTTGGTGATTTGTGGTTTAATCATGTATTTATCAATCACTCAAGACCAAGATATACAACAAACAAAATGTATAGTAAGCAAGCAGAGGGATTCTCTTTATTGGATTTAACAGTTAAAACTTGGAGTTAATGATATACGATAATTTAAAAAAGAACAAAAATAATATAGTTGAGGTAAAAAATAAAGTGATAATTCATTTTGTTAAAGGACCGTATGTGGAAATAAAAGGAAGTACAAATTCAGAATATAAAGTTGAATTTATAGATAATAAAACCAATAAAATACATTATGTAGCAACTATAAAAAATAATTGTTGGTGTAAATCAAACATTGAATATTTTATAGAATGGAAAATAAAAATTTATGAAAATGATAAATTATGGTATGAGTACATCTATAATGCAAAAGGTAAGCGTGTTTATATAGCAATGGATTCAAAGGCATTGGGGGATTCTTTGGCATGGGTGGCTTATGTGGAGGAATTTAGAAAAAAACATGAATGTGAAGTAACAACTTCAACATTTATGAACGATATGTTTATACAACAATATCCTAATATAACATTCATATCACCAGGAACTCCTGTTGAAAATCTTTACGCAATGTATTGTGTTGGGTTATTTTATAATGATGATAGTTCTATAAATTTGATGAAAAATCCAATAGACCCTAAAACACAAACAATGCAAAAAATGTGTTCTGATATATTAGGATTAGATTTTATAGAAGTTAAAACTAAAATAAAAAAACGAAATATAAAAATAGACCCAAATCTTAAACAAGTTTGTATTGGTATATTTGGGACCGCTCAATCTAAATTTTGGAATAACCCAACCGGATGGCAAGATGTTGTTAATTGGTTAAACGAACGTGGGTATGTTGTAAAATTACTTTCAAGAGAGGGTGATGATTATATGGGAAATAAATTACCAAACGGAATTGTACAGCATCCAAATGGCTCATTAGAATTGGTTATGGATGAAATGTTAAAATCAAAAGCATTCATTGGTATTGGTAGTGGATTGAGTTGGTTGAGTTGGAGTTTAAATGTTCCAACTGTATTGATTAGTGGATTCTCATACGATTGGGCCGAAATGAAAGATTGTTATAGGGTAGCGGCGCCAAAAGGTAAATGTGAGGGATGTTTTAATAGACTTAGATTGGATCCGGGTGATTGGAATTGGTGTCCTGACCATAAAGGTACGGATAGACAATTTGAGTGTACAAAAACAATAACATCAGAAATGGTAATAAAAGAATTGGAAAAATTTTTATAAAAAATAAAAAACAATATACTTATATATATAAACAATAAAAAACAAAATTATGGCAGGATTAGATAACATTCCACAAAAAACAACAGTTGAGATTGAAATCGTTAAATTAGACGAAAATGTGCTAGAAAGTATTAAAGATTTAAATCAAAAATCTGCAGGCATTATCAATGAATTCGGACAAATTTATCTTAGAAAAAAAGAAATCCAAGATGAATTAACCGGATTAGATGATTATTTACAAAAAGGTGAAGATGAGTTTAAATCTATTAATTTTCAATTAAAAGAAATCGTTGATGCTTTGGATGATAAATACCCACAAAGTAGAATTAACCTACAAGATGGTACAATTCAATACCAACCAGGTGCACCAACTAGAAAACAACAAGCAGAACAACAAGCTAATCCACAAGCTCAATCTAGTGGTATGAAAGTAACAAAACAATAATATCGAATATTTATATAGCAAGAACTATATAATGAACGAATTATCAAACTTTTTAAAAGAAACAATATTGGGAGAAGCGGCTCAAATGGACAAAGTAGTTGTTGTCTATTCGGGTCGTTTTCAACCATTTCATAAGGGACATTACGCAACTTATGATAATTTAGTACGCAAATTCGGAAAGGATAGTGTATATATCGGAACTTCTAATGTTACCGATTCAAAGAAATCTCCATTTAATTTTAAGGAAAAGAAAGTAATAATGACAACGATGTTTGGTATTCCATCAAACAAAATTGTCAATATTAAAAATCCATATGCGCCTGAGGAAATACTAAATAAATATGATTCAGATACAACTGGTTTAATTGTTGTAGTTGGGGAGAAAGACCAAAATCGTTTAAGTGGTAAATACTTCAAACCATATAAAGGTAAAGTAGATGCTGGTTATTTGGATAGGGGGTATGTTTACGCAGTACCTGCACAATCAAATCCTATAAGTGGGACTGATGTTAGATATTGGTTAAGTGCTGGTAGTTCCGATGATAGAAAGAAAAACTTCACAAAAGCATATCCTAAGTTTGATTCTCAAATATTCAAATTAATTACTCTTAAATTAAAAAGTTTAAAAGAGTGTATTAATGAGGAAATTAAAATAAATGTGAAAATTGGAGATACTATTCTAATGGGAAGATTTAAAAACAAAAAAGTAGTAGTAAAAACAATAGGTACAGACGATTGGGGAATGCCAACAATTAATGGTAAGAAAGTAGCAACATTTAGAATTCCGAAAAAAGAAAACTTAAAAGAAATTAATCTTGGTGGATACGGTGCAGATCCTGGTGAACCTGATACCGGATATATTCCCGATGGAAAAGCTAGAATATTAAATACAACAAAACCAGAACCTTGGTTTAATCAAGGTGGATACACTCAATTACATACTCCAAACGCCGATGATATGAGAGGTAAGGGTAAATCAAAGGATACGGAAACTCAATTTAGAAAAGCATATTATAAGGTTAAAAACGTAAATCAAAGTACACTAAATCCAGCGGATGACCCACATACGGTTGAAGATTGGCAAGAAACCAATCGAGATACACCATTGGAAAAGCCTAAAAGATTTTGGGAATTGCCTGATAATCAAAAAGATACAATAATTTCAAAAGATGATATTAAAGAAATAGTTGAAGATTTTGATTCTATTTTGGATGAAATGGGACTTGGTGGTGGAGCTGGTGTAGGTTTAAGTTTACCGGGTGGATATATCAATGGAGCGCCTGATACTAAAGATGTTAAGAAAAATAGTAAGAAACTTAACAACAAAGGAATGAGTGGATATGAGGAGATTGATGAAGATGCTGATACTATTCCTGGCGGTTTGGCAAAGGGAAAAACTACAAAAGATTTAGCAAATAAATATAACGTAGAACTTTCCAAAGTAAAAGAATGTCTTACAAATGGTATTGGAGTTGAAATGGAGCATACATCTGATATTAGATACGCTGCTGAAATAGCTATGGACCATTTATGGGAAGATATCAATTATTATGAAAAGTTAGCTAAAATTGAAAAACCAATAAAAGAATCTTTATTAACAGAAGGTGGGGCTTATGGACATATGGCACATCCATTTGATATTGAAATGGGTTTAACATTTGGTGACCTTAAACAAATAGTAGTAAGAGCACTTAATGGTGATTTGGAATTAGCAAGAGAAAAGACTGATGGGCAGGCATTAGCAATTAGTTGGGTAAATGGTAGATTGGTTGCAGCTCGTAACAAATCTCACTTAAAAGATAAAGGAGTTGGTGCTATGACAATAGGACAAGTAGCCGATAAGTTTGCTGGTAGAGGTGGATTAACCGATGCTTACAACTTCGCTATGCAAGATTTATCAAAAGCAATTGCAGCCCTATCCGAACCTCAACGTAAGAAGGTTTTTAAGGATGGCAGTTCGTTTATGAATTTGGAAGTAATATATCCAACGTCTGTAAACGTAATCCCTTACAATCAACCCCTATTAGTATTTCATGGTACGTTTGATTATGATATGGATGGTACTATTGTAGGTGAGAACCAACAGGCAGCATCTATATTGGGTGGAATGATTAAGCAAGTAAATGCACATGTTCAATCAAAGTACACAATACAGGGCCCACCAATGAATGCATTACCTAAATCAGAACACCTTTCTAAACTACAAGGAAAGTATATTTCAATGATTACTAAACTACAATCTGAATTTGGATTATCCGATTCCGATGGTGTAGCTGATTATCATCAAGCATGGTGGACGGATTTTGTAGAAAAGAAAGCTAAAAAATTAGATACTCAAGAAAAAATAGGATTGATTAAAAGATGGGCGTTTGGTGATAAATCATTCCGTATCAATACAATCCAAGATGTAAAATTAAAAGATTGGGCAGAACAAACTGATAAACAAGACCAACAAAAGATATCAAAACAAAATCTAATGAGATTTGAGGAGATATTTTTAGGAGTTGGCGCAGATGTATTATCTTTTATGAGTTCTGTACTTACGGCGAATCCTGATAGTGCTAAAAGACAAATGGTAGCACGTTTGGAATCAACAATCCAACAAGTAAAAGCAAGTGGTGACCCTAAAAAGATTGCAAAATTAAAATTAGAATTACAAAGACTTAATGCACTTGGTGGATTTGATAAGATTGTACCAAACGAAGGTATTGTATTCGTATATGGTGGTAACACATACAAATTAACAGGTGCATTCGCACCACTTAATCAGATTCTAGGCATATTTTTTGATTCTTAATCGTTTTTTTGATTTTGATATACTTATATATACAAATATATCGTAAGTAATATGGCAAGAGAATTTAATAAAAAGTTTATGCATCCAACTCGCAGAAAGTTGGTTGATATGGTTTTGACGGGTGGGGAATATCAAAAAGAAACACAAATTTCATTTTCCGGAGCAGATAAAAAAAAGATAAAAAGAGAAGTTGGTGATAAATGGACTGATGATAACGGTAAGTCTTGGGAGCAATTAGAAGCTGGTAAAATAGAAACATCTGAATTGGGTGATACTATGGCTGAGGTTAGAGCTTATTTAGATAAGTTAAATACCTGTAAATCTGAAACCTGCAAAACAATTAAAATAGGTAGGGTTGATAAGAAGTTAATATCTAAAACTGGATATTGTTTACATTGTCTTACATTAAAAGAAGCTCAAATAAAATATGATGGATTATGGGAAGCGTATGAAGATTATAAAATATATTCTAATATGATTGCACATGGTAATGATATAGTAGCTCAATTTAAACAAGCTTATAGAGATGCAAAACAAACTTATGAAGTAGTTCAAGAAGATGGTAAGATTGAAACTTGGAGTATGGAAAGAGATGTTAATGAATTAAAAGCAGAAATCCTTTTGGAGATTGTTAAGTTTGAAGGTGAGATTGAACAAGCTACCAAATTAAGAAATGAGGCTTACGATAAATTAAAAGATAAAAATTACGATTTAGTAAGACCTCTTAAAGATTAATATGAGTACTGGTATAACACAAAAGAAATCCCTAAAAGATATTATTGCAGAAGAATACAAAAAATGTGCGGTAGACCCTATACATTTTATGAAGAAGTATTGTATGATTCAGCACCCTGTAAGAGGTAAGATACCATTTCAATTATTCCCATTTCAGGAAAAGACTTTAACACAATTTAAAGATAATAGATTTAATGTAGTCCTAAAATCACGTCAAACTGGTATCTCAACACTTTGTGCTGGGTTTTCACTTTGGAAAATGATATTCAATACCGATTTTAATGTGTTGGTAATTGCAACAAAACAAGAAGTTGCAAAGAACCTAGTAACTAAGGTTAGAGTGATGCATGATTTACTTCCAACATGGCTTAGAGGTGGTTCTATGGAAGATAACAAGCTTTCCCTTCGTTTACAAAATGGTTCTCAAATTAAGGCTATTGCTAGTTCTCCTGATGCAGGACGTTCTGAAGCATTATCACTTCTTATATTTGATGAGGCAGCTTTCATTGATGATATTGATGAGATTTGGGTATCAGCTCAATCAACCTTATCAACAGGTGGAGCTTGTAT